TTTACTGAAGCACTGACAACAATGCTGGATGCAGACATAACTAGCGAACAACTTATAGCAGTTTTGGATTCTGCTTTTTCGGAAGATACTTCTGCTGAGAATATGGTGGCGGCTTTGGATTCAATTTTTGATGGCCCAATTAGTTCTGGCGATTTAGATAAAGTTATGGAAGCTGTGTTTGATGAGGACATTTCTGTTGAGGACACTATGGAAGTGCTTGGCGACTTGCTTGAAACAAATCTCAGTCAAGCAGAAACAGAAGCAGTATTTGACAGCGTGTTTGACGATGACCTTTCCGATGCAGAAACCATTGACCTCATCGTTGATGTATTGAAAGACGGTCTTACCGCAGACAATTTAGGTGCTGCTCTTGGTGCAGTCTTTGACGAAGAAGTAAGTACTGAGGTTTTGATTGAAACCTTTACTGCCGTCTTGGGCAACGAACTTAACGAAGAATCACTTGAGGTCATCGTTGATGTTTTGGAATCAGAATCAATTACAAGCGAGCAAGTTGGACAAGTTGTTACGTTGGTAATTGAACAGGAAGGTGGTATTCCTAGTGACCAAGCAACAGAGCTGGCAACGAGTCCTAAAGTTCTTGAAAGCATTGACGGTGAACAAGCAACAGAAGTTTTTGCTGCAGTTGTTGTTTCCGAAGTTTCGGCAGAAGATGGAGCGGCTATATCTGAAGCACTTATAGACGCACCTGTTGAAGTTAAAGAATCATTTGAAGAAGAAATAAATGTTTTTACTGGAGTATTTGATACTTATATTGCTGTTGGTTCAGTAGTTGACACTGGTGATCGTAGGTCTTTGATTGCAGCAGCGGCAGCAGTTGCTACTGTTGCTGCAAACGCTGTAGCTGGTGGTGCTGGTTCAAATGGTTCTGGGGGAAATTCTGGTGGGGGAAGTCCTAGCGGAGATTCTAATCGTGCTGCAAGAAAAGAAGAAGAGCAAGAAATGGCTGGAGAAATATCTGGCGGAGAAGATGATGATACAGATTATGCTAAAAATAGCATTTTCAAGTATTATATTGAGGAGGGTATAGAGATGAAAAAATTTGATTGGTTGGGGTTTGCTAAAAAACTTTGGGATATAACAGCTGGTTTGGCTTTTACAATTGCAGGTAGTGTTGTTGTTTATTACACACTTTCTGGTATGACGCAAAAGATTGCTTTATTTTCTACGATAACTGCTTGTGTAATCCATTATCTACACCAAATATTCAAAAACGATACTGACTAATTTACCTTTAATGTCTGGTGTTGTATAATGGTAGTCGGCACCAATGGGTGTTAGGAGGATGATCAATGTCTAGTTTATTGAATGAGAATAATAAGAAAATGTTAGCGTCTTATGCACGGTCTTGTGTTGGAGCAGGTCTTGCAGTTTATATGACAGGAAACACAAGTCCAAAAGATATCGCAACAGCGGCACTTGCTGGTTTAGTTCCAGTAATTATGCGATGGCTGAATCCAAACGATCCAGCTTTTGGTCGCGGTAAATAATTTAAATTAAGGAGTCTACATGAATAAAAAAGTTGAATGGGACATCATTGTTCCGGTTAAATTACCAATTAGTTTAAAAAATGTAGAACCTGGCAAACTCCACCCATCGCTACTCCGTGATATTCCGCAGGGAGGTAAGTTACATTACCTCGCTGCTGATGCATGGAATGCGATGGTGGATGCTGCTAAAAAAGATGGTATTGAATTAAAGCCTACAAGTTCGGGCGATACTTATAGAAGTTACGATGCTCAAAAAGCTGGATTTTTACAAAGGTATCAATTAGAACCAATTACTAATCAAAGTACAAAAACTTTTGAAGGCAAGACTTGGTATCTTAAAAAAGGTATGGCTATGTTGGCTACACCAGGCAAGAGTCAGCATAATTTGGGCTTGGCTGTAGATATTCACACTGCTGGAGAACCAAAGCGTTTGAAATGGCTTATTGCTAATGTTTTGAAATTTGGATTTTCATGGGAAGTGGTTCCGAGCGAACCATGGCATATACGCTATACAGAGGGTGATGCTGTTCCTCAAGCTGTTAAAGATTGGCTTGTTCTTAACCCCAAACCAGCAGGTATGTTTGGCACACCAGCAGATCAGAAAGCTGCTGCTGAAGCTGTTGTTGCTAAAGCACAAGAGCCAAAAACAATAGATACATCTATTGCAAATGGCAAACCAAAAATTATTAAAGATTATAAAGGCAAAGCCGTAAAAGAAGCACAAGATTTACTTACTAAGCATGGTTTTCAATGCCGCCCTGATGGTGATTTTGGTCCAAAAACTCAAGAAATTGTTAAGCAATTTCAAAAATCAAAATCTATTCCTATCACTGGAGAAGTTGACGAATTAACATGGGCGGCTTTGCTCTCTTAAGTGATTTGATATAAAATTACATAGGAGTAATTATGGCTGCAACTAGAAATATTACTATATATCAAGGCGATACTTACGCTCATGAATTGCGTATAAGAGATAGCGCTAACGCTAATGTTAATATTACTAGTCGGACATACACTGGTCAAATCAGAAAAAAAAGAAATTCAGAAACTGCAGCCGCTACTTTTTCATCAGAAATAACCAGCGCTGCCAATGGCGTTGTTGTTATGTCTCTGTCTTCAGCTAATACGGCAAATATTGCGGCTGGAGTTTATGTGTATGATTTTCAAGAAACAAACGGTAATACTGTTACAACACTTATAACCGGAGTTTGCACAGTCACTGGTGAGGTCAGCCGATAATGGCTGCTGATATAACTACCGTTCAGATAACTAGTGGCGATATAACCTCTCTTTCCGTTACGAATGATATTTCAAATGTTACTGTTGCTAGTGAAATTACAGCAATTACTGTGCAAACAAATGACACAACTGTTTTGACACAATCGGCAGGGACAATTAATTTAGCAAGTTTAAGTTTAAGTAATACGGCTCCAGCAGATATCGCAAGAACTGCTAGTGCTGGGTCAAGCAATGTGGCGGCTAGAGCCGACCATGTTCATAACGCAGCAAATCTGCTTATGGATGGAGGAAACTATTAATGGCAAATACACTGAGAATTAAAAGAAGGTCATCGGCTGGAGCGGCTGGTGCACCAACAAGTTTAGAGAATGCAGAATTAGCTTTTAACGAAGCGGATAATATTCTTTATTACGGGACAGGCACTGGTGGTGCTGGAGGCTCAGCGACTTCTGTTATTGCCATTGCTGGTTATGGTGCTTACCTTACTCTTGGAACCTCCCAAACGGTTACTGGAAATAAAACTTTTTCTGGAACGGTTTCTGTTGAAACACCATCAGCTAACGCACACGCAGCAACTAAACTTTATGTTGACAATGCGATTAGCAATGTAGCAACATCGTTTACAGCAGCTGGTGATAGCGGCACAGTCACTATTTCCAGTGGTACTGATACTCTCACAATTGCTGGCGGTACGGGACTGACATCATCGGCTGGTGCTACAGATACTGTTACAATTAATCTTGATAACACAGCAGTCACTGCTGCATCATATGGATCAGCAAGCTCTGTTGGAACATTTACGGTTGATGCACAAGGTCGTTTGACAGCGGCATCTAATTCAGCAATCTCAATTACCTCATCACAAATTAGCGATAGAGCAACAACCCTCGTAACTGGTTTGACAGGAACAGCAAATGAAATTGCAGTATCAAACTCTGGTGTTGGTGCAGTAACACTTAGTCTCCCAGCTAATGTTACCATTTCAAACAATCTTACTGTAACTGGCGATTTGACCGTACAAGGCAATACAACAACTCTTAACACAGCAACTTTGGTTGTTGAAGATAAAAATATTGTTTTAGCAAATGTTGAAACTCCAACAGACACAACAGCAGATGGTGCTGGTTTTACTATTAAAGGCGCAAGTGATAAAACTCTTAACTGGGTTGATGCAACAGATGCTTGGACTTCATCAGAGCATTTCAATTTGCTTAGCGGGAAAGTGTTTAAAATAAACAACACAACTGTATTAAGCGGAACAAACTTAGACAATGTTACTGTAGACGGTGGTACTTTTTAGTTAGGAGAGCCAATGGCTAATGTAATTAAAATTAAAAATTCTGGAACAACAACCCATGCTCCAACGTCTTTGGAACATGGGGAAATTGCCATTAACTATGCTGATGGTATTTTATTTTACAAAGATGCTAGTAATACAATTGTTTCTTTTAACATATCAGAAGCGATAGGAAATGCGAATCTTGATACTGATCTTGCTGATTTAGAAGTATCAGTTGCTATGCAAACCTTCTAGGGGTTGGAACAGCTTTTCTGTTATAATTGAATATTATGGATGATGTAAAAATAAACACAAGTAAGACATTAACTCTTACTTTACCAAGCGACCCTGCATCCAATATTGTATCAGCAAGCCTTTATCATGAATTTGGTTCATTGGTAAGTGGGCCAACTAATGCTACAAGAACAAGTGCTGGTGTTTACACGATCAGTTATGGGCAGCAAGCTTCTGGTGTTTATGTTTTAAATTCAGCAGGAAGGCATCGTGTTGATTTCACATACACTTTAAACAGCACATCTTATACTCAATCTCAATATATAAATGTCTATACTCCATATATTGATAGAGATACATTTTTTGAAGATCATCCCGAATTGGAAACAAATTGGTTTGACAAGTTTGATAAAATGGAAAAAAAAGTTAGAAATATTATTAACACATTTTGTGGTCAAGCATTTGATTATTATCCAAATAAATATATAGAAATTTCAGGTTCTGGCAAGAAAATAATGCATCTGCCAATGCCGATTACAACTTTAAGAACTGTCACTATGAATACAGGTGATGATGATGAAACTGTTGTTCATGATTATACAAATTCTGCAATAAATAATATTGAAAAAGTAAAAGAACCACATAATTTTGGCACTACTTATTATATTCAATATAAAAAATCTTTTTTAGATAGTATTCAAACTGTTATTTTATCCAATAAATTTGAAAGAGAAGATGACTATAAAATTGAAGGAGATTTTGGGTGGCTTTTTGTTCCTAATAATGTTGAACAAGCAGCTGATTTACTTCTTGAAGACATGATGAATGAAGATTCAATTTATCGTAAACATGGGATTTATAGTGCAGACATGGATGTTTTAAAATTTCAAACCGGTCAGAATTTTTATGAATCAACTGGCAATATTGATGCAGACATATTACTTATGGACTACACATTGTTTGTTATGGATTATGTGGTTTAAATGCCAACGCAAACATATTTTAAATTCTCTCATACTGGAGATATTTTTCAAAAGACTACGACTACAAATGATGCAGGGCAGCAGTATGCCGCGTATACTCAAGTAGAATCTATAAGTTTTCAATTTCAAACTCCAAGCACAAATACATCAACTGGTGACGAAAGAAGAATGACCCCCTACCAAGAAAGTATTCCAAAATTTGAAGCAATTGTTCCAGTTATTTATTCAACTTATATTGATTATGGCAATAGATTTCAAAATATAAAAGATAGAAATAATACTGCAATTGATAGTAATAAATATGAAATAGTTGGTATACAGCCAAAATTTGGAATAAGTGGTAAAAAACATCATATTGTTGTTTCTTTAAGAAAAGTTGTGGAGTTGTGATGATAAAAGTAACAGGTGATTTGCAACCTATTTTAAATAAAATTGAAAAATTTCCAATTGTAATAGAGGCGGCAGTTGCTGAATCGCTTATGGCGAGTGAAAGTTCTATTAGACAAAATATATTTGATGAATATGG